TCTAGTCAATCGCGTTTTTCCAGACGGAGCCGAAGATACTGAAATCGTTAAGTTTATCGATAATGCTTGTAAGAAGCGTATTGAACCATTCATTGATAAGTCCTATGAAGAACTTGCTACCAGCATGAATGCTTACGATCAAAGGATGCAGATGAAGCGAGAAAACATCGCAAACAAGGGTATCTGGAAAGCAAAGAAGATGTATATCCTTAACGTCTGGAACTCAGAAGGCGTACAGTACGAAAAGCCAAAATTGAAGATGATGGGCATTGAAGCTGTTCGTTCTTCAACTCCTACTGCGTGTCGCGATAGTATTAAGAAGTCTCTTGAGATTATCATGAATGGTACTGAAGAAGATCTTCAAAAATATGTCTCAGAGTTTCGTGTAAAATTCCATACACTCGGCTTCTCTGATATTGCTTTTACTCGTGGAGTAAATGACATTCAAAAATGGTATCGGTTTGGTCGATTTGAATCTGGTACTCCTATTCATGTTCGCGGATCTGTTGTCTTTAACAAAATGATTGAAAGTCTCAAGCTCCAGAATAAATATCAAACTATTGCCGACGGCGAGAAGATCAAATTTGTATACCTTAAGAATCCGAATCCAACTCGAGAACACGTGATATCTTGTTCTAATGGTCTTCCTCCAGAATTTAAAATGGATCTCTATATAGATTATGATATTCAATTTGAAAAAGGATATCTCAGTCCGATTACATCTATCACTAGTAAAATTGGATGGCAAACTGAAAAACGTGCAACTCTAGAAGATTGGTTTAACTAATGGCTGACATGAACTTTGATGATTTTGATTTTGGGTTTACTACTTCTTCTGAAGAAGATATTAAGCAGGAAGGAAATGATAAGGTCCGTGCTATGTACGATGCCATCATGCCGCTGCTACTTAATCTTAAGAAAGATGCTGATAAGAATCCAATTATCAATTGGCCAGATCGAGCAAATAAAATAGACCAGTTTATTGCGAAACTAAATAAAATTTTAAGTAGTTGACATTATTTGATAAACTGTGTATACTAATATTATGAACAAGGAGATGTTATGTCTGATCTACTAAACAAGTTGCGTAAGAATTCTACAATCAAAGATACTGATGTTCTTGCAGACTCTAAGTTCTTCAATGAGAAGGACACGATTACTACTACAGTTCCAGCAATTAACATTGCTCTGTCGGGTAAGATCACCGGTGGCTTTGCTCCCGGTCTTACTATCTGGGCTGGTCCATCAAAGCACTTTAAGACATCTTTCAGTCTATTGATGGCCAAAGCTTACATGGACAAGTATGCTGATGCTGTGTTGATGTTCTATGATTCTGAGTTTGGTACTCCTCAGGCCTATTTTGATTCGTTCAAAATCGATACCAGTCGAGTTCTTCACACGCCAATCACTGATATTGAACAACTTAAGTTTGATATCATGACTCAGCTCGAGCAGATTGGCCGTGGTGAGCATGTAATGATTATCATCGATTCTGTTGGTAACCTAGCTTCGAAGAAGGAAGTTGATGATGCTCTGAAGCAGAATTCAGCAGCTGACATGACTCGTGCGAAGCAGCTCAAGTCTCTATTCCGTATGGTTACACCTCACTTGACCATCAAGGATATTCCTATGGTTGTGGTAAACCACACTTATATGACTCAAGAAATGTTCTCTAAGCCGGTTGTGTCGGGTGGTACCGGTATCTACTACTCAGCTGATAATATCTTTATCCTTGGCCGTCAGCAGGAAAAGGAAGGTAAGGATGTTATTGGTTATAACTTCATTATCAATGTTGAGAAGTCTCGTTTCGTTAAGGAAAAGTCTAAGATTCCGATTGAAGTGTCTTGGACAGAAGGTATTTCTAGATGGTCTGGTCTAATGGACATGGCACTCGAGTCTGGTCATGTGATTAAGCCAAAGGTTGGTTGGTTCCAGCGTGTTGACATGGAAACAGGTGAAATTCTTGATAAGTCATATCGTATGAATGATACATATAAATCTGATTTTTGGACTCCTATCTTGAAGTGTCCGAAGTTCAGTGCATTTGTTGAAAATAAGTATGTTGCAGCTTCTGGTAGTATTATGCAGGAAGATGAAGTAGATTCTGTTTATGAAGAGTTGGAGAGCGAATGAAAATTGAGAATGTTATCTTCGGCAATTTGATCAACAATGAGGAGTATGCACGTAAGGTAATTCCATTCTTAAAGTCAGAGTATTTCAATGATCAGGTCGATCGTACAGTGTTTGACCTGATCCTAGATTATGTGAATAAGTACAGCTCATTTCCTACTAAGACTGCTCTTGACATTGATTTGAATGAAAAGACTGGTTTGACTGAAGACCAATTCAAGAGAGCTAAAGAGTTTATAACAACTCTTGAGAAGTCTGAAGAGAAGGATATGAATTGGCTTGTGGACTCTACTGAGAAGTTCTGCAAAGATAAAGCTTTATATAATGCGCTGATGCAATCTATTCAGATTGTAGATGATAATAAAAAAGATAACATCAGTGTTGGTGCTATTCCTAAGATCTTGCAAGACGCTCTCGGTGTTTCATTCGACAACTCGATTGGTCATGATTTTCTTGATGATGCTGATGCTCGTTATGAATTCTATCATCGTAAGGAAGTTCGTATTCCATTCGATCTAGACTTCTTCAACAAGATTACTCAGGGTGGTCTACCACGTAAGACACTAAATATTGCTTTGGCAGGAACTGGTGTTGGTAAGTCATTATTCATGTGCCATAATGCAGCTCATAATTTGATGTCTGGTCAAAACGTTTTGTATATCACCATGGAAATGGCTGAAGAAAGAATCGCAGAACGTATTGATGCTAATTTGCTCGGTGTTTCATTAGATGAGCTGAAAGATCTTCCACAAGCAATCTATTATAAGTTGATTGGTCGAGTTCGAGATCGCGCCAAGGGCAAGTTGATTGTTAAAGAATATCCAACTGCATCGGTGGGTTCGGCTAACTTTAGGCATTTATTAAATGAACTAAACCTCAAGAAGAATTTTGTTCCAGATATCATCTATATCGATTATCTGAACATCTGTGCTTCTTCTCGTATCAAGGCTGGTGCAGCTGTAAACTCTTACACATACATCAAAGCAATCGCAGAAGAACTTCGTGGTCTGGCAGTTGAGTTCAATGTTCCGATTGTATCTGCTACTCAGACAACTCGTTCTGGCTTCTCTAACTCTGATGTTGGTCTAGAAGATACTTCAGAATCATTCGGTCTACCCGCAACAGCTGACTTCATGTTTGCTCTTGTTACAAGTGATGAACTTCGTCAATTGAATCAGATTATGGTCAAACAACTTAAGAATCGTTATGGCGATCCTGCTGTATACAAGCGATTCGTAATTGGTGTTGATTATTCCAAGATGCGACTATATAATGTAGAAGCTTCTGCACAAGAAGATCTGGTGCAAGATGAAGACGTTCCTGTATTTGATACGTCAAGTTCTGGTAGTAGGATGAATGAAGAATCCAAGCCAGTCAATAAGTTCAATCGTAGTAAGTTTGAAGGATTCAAGTAAAATGGTAAACTATAAGATTCAGAAGACAGAAAATGGTATGCATGAAATTGTCGAGATTCAGACCGGAAATATTATAGGTGGTAATCTAGATATGAGTCAGGCCAAGACCAGTTGTCGTCATTTGAACTTTGGTGGTGGATTTGATGGACTTACTCCATCATTTTTTCTACAAAAAACTAAATTTTCTTATGACGAAGACAGCTTCTTTGTATAAATAGTAGTACACTATGTGGTGCGTGAATTTACGGTTTTTCCGTAAAAGAGGCAAGTGTCTTAATTGACGATTGGAATAAGCAGGATCAAAGGTGGGGTTCCTCCTGCTACACGCATTGGAGGGGAGTCGAAAGGCTCCCCTCTTTTTTTGTTTACAATATATTCAAAACGTGATATAAAGGTCTTCTAGCAAGGAGAATTTTAATGAATCGGTTGGAAAAAATAAAAATCTTAGATGAATTGTTTTTCAATTTAGAAACTCATATCTGGTTTACAGAAGACACATCAGAACAAATTAAACTGAAAGATCAAATTGCCAAATTTGGTAAATTTGAATCGCTTCGTGCTGCCTGGAGGAAAAGAGAAGATCGTCGAGCTTGGTTGAAAAGAGCCAGTGAATATGATATCATTATCGAAGAACTGGATGGCACGACGAGAAAGCAAAATCGCCTTAAATACGAAATTGAACGTGGCAACATAAGCAAAAAAGATTTTGAATTAATTAGCAACGATGCATTTTTTAGTTGACATTTTTATCAAAATATACTATACTAATAATATAAGGAATGAACAAAGGAACTGATTATGACTGCATTTGCTAAAACCAACTTCGAATCTGGCAACGGTGGATACCTCCACTATAACACTGGTACGGAACGTAAGTTCGTTGCTCGGTTTAAGCATCGTGGTCCAGTTACCAAAGCTAAGTTCATCAAGACTCTGATCAAGCACTACACCGTCGAAGAATATTTCGCTCGCCTCGGTGGTGCTTACAACGCTCAAGGTGAAGCTCCTCTGCAAATTCTCATGAACGATGAGATCCTGGTTTTCGATCGTGACGATCTCGGTCGTGGTTACTTTGTTCTTGATGGAAAGGTTCTCTAATGCAAGAGCGTGTTGGATATGCAATTGTTGGTGATGGCAAGTTCGGATTCAAGTATTTCGGTGAAACGTTCGAGAGCGATAACCCAGACTACTGGGAAGCTCGTGGATATCAAGCGATTCCTGTGTATGTTGATATGACTGCCGAACTAAAAGAGTTTTACTTCTACTAAAAATAACTGTGTACATTATTTTCAATATAGTATAGACTAAACTATCAGATGGTGATGGACCTCGAATGGTCTTTCGTAAATTGCTAGATATTGCAGGGTGGACTGGTCCATTACCATCTGATCTTTTTATAAATCGCAGGTCATATGAAAGAATGCATTCTTATACCGGCACACAATGAAGAAGTAGTACTACAGACTACTCTTAATTCTTTATACGAAGAAGGATTTAATCCGGCACACATTTATTGTGTTGATGATTTTTCTACAGACGATACGTATAACATATGTGTAGCCAATAAAGTAAATATTTGTAAGACTCCAACTAATTTAGGCAAAGCTTGCGCGCAAGAATATGCTATAAAACACTTTAAGTTGTGTGATAAATATAAGCATGTTATAATGATGGATGCTGACACAAAAGTAGATAAAAATTTTAGAGATACTGTTCTAATTAATTTAATGATATATTCTAATGTTGATTTGTTCGTCGGACAAGTTATTAGTTCAAATGCTAATCACATATATTCTGCATACAGAGCTATAGAATACACGTTTTCACATGAAATAATTAAACGGGGGCAAGATAATTTTGGTGTTATCTACGTAGCCCCTGGCTGCGTTTCAATATATTCTACAGCGATATTGAGATACTTAAGTTTTGATTCATCTATATTAACAGAAGATATGGACTTTACAATTCAAGTTCATAGACTTGGCGGAAAAATAAAATACTTACACGATGTAAAAGTTATAACTCAAGATCCTTGTAACTTAAAAGATTATCATCAGCAGATGCTAAGATGGTCTAGAGGATTTTGGCAGGTTGTTTCGAAATACTGCCATGTACTCATGCGCCCTAAAAAAGTAGATTTATATCTATTATATGTAGTATTGTACTCTCTTGTATTCAATAGAGTTACTATATTAGCTATAAGTTTATTTGTATTATCATCCATTGCAATATTACTTGCATTGTTTATTGATATATGCATTTTTGCTCTTATTGGATTATATACTTCATATAAAACAAAAAGAAACGATTTAATGTATAGACTTCCAGTGTTATACTTTTTATCGTTTTTTAATACATATGTTTATATTCGAAGCTTTTTTGAAATTATTATATTTGGTAAGAAAAAAGTTGATTGGAATAAAGTTAGTAGATACGGAGAAGACGATGAAGAAGTACATGTTAGTAGCACTGGCTATGTTAACACCTAGTTATGCCTATGCTGAAGAAGGAAATTTTCCTGGCACTCTCTGGGTTAATGTAACTGGACCATATCATGGAAATCAAGAAAATGGAAATTGGGTTGTGTCTGGTAAAGTGACTCAAGACGCGGTCATCACAGATATATCTGATTGGAAACTCAGCGCAACTACTAGCATCGGGTTCAGTAAGGATACTAAAGGTTTTGATTGGAATAATAAAGTAGTTCCATCAGCCGGCTTAAAATTATCAACTATTAAAAATAATAATTATTTTGATATTATTGTGCAATATGCTCATGAGCAATCACTCGGCAAATTAACAAACGGCTCTCAGCGATCAGCTGGAGGTGTACAAGTTTCGGTTAATTATTGGACTGGATGGGGTAGATAATGTACAATATAGCATCAAATGGATTAGTCGCAACAATAATGCGCTGGCCAATTCTTGGTGGAATCATATCAGGAATCACAGCAATAAACACGACTGGTTGGATTTCTAGTATAGCTATATTTATAGCTGGAAGCACAATTGGTGCCTATGCACTATCGAAGTACTTTAAAAATATGTTGTGTGATTGTGAAAACTATGATTTCGTCGACAAGATAAGCTGGGTAGTTGAACACAGTCCAGAAACTGGCGCTGAACGGCCATGGGATGTGTATTCAATGTTTGCTGGAAATGAATCTACTAAGCAACATTATGCTTCATATGCGACTGAAGAATCCGCTCTTAATAAGATTGCAAAACTGAAAGATATTTTGATAACTAAAGAAAAATAATATACTGGTAAAGAATACATTCATTTTGGTTATAAGATAAATATATTATCTGAAGGTCACAATGTTTCATCTTGATATTTGTAAATCTGAAACATTAAGGGGAGGTAGATCTACCAGATGAAAACTAAATATAAACTTATAGCAGTTAAAATTACTTTTATTGGGTGTATTGCTTTAATTCTTTCTACAGAAGTTGGTAAGCAATATGCCGATCAAATTAAACCATTGATTGAGCTAATTCTTCAATAATAATTGTTGACATTTATCGAGTGGTGGTGTATAACAAAATCAGGAGATTTCGTTATGACAATGCATCTTTTAGGTCCTGCTTACACCACCACTCAAAATACTAAACGCAAATCTAAAATGACAACACCCAAGTATACTAAAATAGCCATAGACTGGCTAGAATACAATAGGCAAATGAAGCGCCTCGGTTGTAAGACTAAAACGTTCGAAGAATATAAGCAATATCGATCGGGCAACTATAAACCCAAGCTTCGTGGCACTCAGATGCCTAACTATAAGGTCTCAAACCATCGTGAGCAATACCCGTCTCAAAATCAGATAGGTACTCATTACACGAAAGATCTTGCTTATGAGCAAGAAAAACTCCAAGTAAGTAGCAATTATATCGTCGGCCAAGCCTATAACAAAGGCGGACTTGTTGTCCTTTCTAAGTCTGATGCGGCCGACCCGGCAACTGGCAAAAGACGGTGTTAACCATTCTTCTCCTTCTTCTGTCAGTGCCGTTCTTGGCGGTCTTGGGTCTCTTTCTTTGGATCGGACTCAAGGCCGCCAAGTATATTTTTCATTTTGCACTCTATGGCTTCATATTTTTATGCCTAATTGCTCTACTTTTCAGTTGACATTTTTATCAAACAATGGTAGACTGAATCATGGTTAGAACATATCTCACAAATTTCGACCGCATTATCTATGAAGGCGTAAGCCTTTATGATGCAATGGAAGCCGCTGAAAAGGCCGGTTTTGAGGCTACGATCTATAATGATTTTGACAAGACTGTCATGACTTATAGTCCTATTGGTGGATGGATCTTTAATGATTGATCTTCATGGCGTCAGCCCATTCAAGACTCCGCTCAGAATGGCAGGGGTTAACTTCGATAACCATCATCTCATTGGTTTCTCATGGCCATACACCAACTCACAAGGTAAGACATATTACACCACGATGACAGATCGTGGTTGGGTTTGCAATTGCACAGGTTTCAACTTCCATGGTAAGTGTAAACATATTCGTGGTGTGCATGAAAGGCTAGTAGCATGATCGTTCAGAATGCAGTAATTTGTAACAAGTGCGATGACTTCATTGTCTCAAAGCACCGCCATGACTTTGTCGAATGTAAGTGTGGCAACATCGC